TTCCAGACATTCTCCCTAAAACAACTCCATCTCCTGGAAAATTGTAATCTCCAGTAATATTTGAATTGCTATAAGTGCTTGCAGCAATAATGATATTACCCACCCAATAATAATTGTTTCCTGTGTCTGTGTTTAATTGAATTTTAATAAAAGAATCTGCACTTGCGCTAGATGCTTGATCTACAATTACAAACAATTTATTTTTAGCACTAATTCCTGACACAGTTATTGTTTGTGCGCCAGTTAATGCTGTGCCACCTGAATTTAGTAAAGTCCAACTTGTGCCACCAGATGAAGGAGTTGTCCATGCTGGCACTCCACCGCTTACCGCAAGAACTTGACCAGTCGATCCAATGCCTAATCTTGTGTTTGTGTTTGCAGTTGATGAACGATATTCAATATCGCCAAGAGTTGTTGATGGGTTTAATGCTTTAGTTGTTGTATCAACAGATGATCCAAGCGTGCGAATAGCAGCTGCGCCATCTTTGACCAGAGCGGTGTCGTCTGGTGTTGTCCATCCATAATTAGTAGTGGTTGCCATTTTGTCCTATTCTCAGGATACGATTGTAGCGTATTCCCATGTCAATGTTGTGGATAAAGTGTTCCATGCCTCGCCAATTGGCACAGTATTCCAACGCATTGCCACTTGACTATAAGCCACAGGCGACAAGTTTATTGTTAGAAATAATTCATTGAATCTAGTGCTCCATGACCAGCCTTCAACATATCCTTCAAACTCACCGCTTGAAATTTGCTGAGGTAGGTTTTGAATGTTTAGAGGTTGCCCCATGAATACGCCTAGCAAATTATCCCGATCGCTATTATCAATCTCTGGATTTGTGATTGGGAAGGTTATGCTCTGGAATGCTGGTTGAGGGAATGCTCGTTGAGCAATATAGCGATCTGCCACAGCTTGAGCATCCACAGCTGAATGAAGGACTGATTGAATGCTTTCGGCTTTGTAGCCATAAGTCGCAATTGAAGTTGCTGAGGTTGCAGTTTTTTGTGACCCAAAATTGTTTCCGTAATTAATATACACATCATTGCGAATATCACCTGATCGAGTAATTGTGCTAAGCCCTTGACTTAAAGCATGACGGGCATCAAGATCAACATAACCATTTGCCAAAAGGTAAGTTTGTCTGTGGTCTGCATCAGCATATCCAATATCACCATTATTTGTTTCATACAAATAACCAAATGCTGAATTGGCAATTAGGCTTGCAATGTTGTAAATAGTATCTACATCGGCTGCTCTGTTTTCCATTGTGTATAAGCCAGGCTGATCTATCTCACCTAGTCCAAGATTTAGCGCATTAGACCATGTTTCAGTTGCTGAATAAGTTGCCCATGTTGAAGCTGCTGGAACATCGTTCCAAGATCCAAGTAATACGCTGGATAATAAATCATAGATTTGGTTGCCATCTTCATCTTGCGAAATTGTGCTTAAATATAATTCTTTTGCTAATTTTACAAGTGATCCCATCGCAAGGACTGAGTATTCAACAACACTTGCAATTCCTCCCGTTGCGCCAACGCTAACAGTAAGATCGGTTATATCCCCACCAAAAATGTTTACATAAGTTCCTGCTGAATTCTTGACTTGCAAACTTAAACTATCGTTAATGTCAAATGGCAAAGTTTGACCAGATAATGCCACAAAACTCACTTGAAGATAAGATGGATTTGGCTGCTGGTAAATATCTGAACGACCAGCCTGATGCGCAATATCGCTTATTGCAATATCGGTGTAATCAACACCTGCGACAGTAAGTTTCCAATCTGGCGACCATGCAGTCATTATCCTGCTTTTTCTCTTATTGTCTGATAACTCAATGTAGGAGTTGATCTTGCTGCGCTGTCATTCAATGCTTTAGAAACAGCTCTTGCAGCACCTTCGGCATCTATGGCAGAAACATTTATCAAGATTTGTGGATTTTTTGCCAATGCAGTTGCTTGCTTTTCCAATACTCTAAACTCTGCTTGTAATTGATCTAATTGTTTTTGTGCACTTGATTTACTTATGCCACCAGTTAATGTTGCAAATGTTACATCGGTAATCTTGTCTTGAACTGCAACCAATTTATTTGCTAAATCTGTAAGGCTGGTTGCACCTGCTATTGCGCCAATACCTGCACCGCCACCACCACTACCTATGCCACCGCCACCGCCACCACCACCACCACCTGCACCACCAGCAAATCCACCTGCTGATGGAATGCCACTAAATCCTCCACCACCGCCACCACCACCAGTTGCACCACCTACTGTGCTAATTTTTGCTATATCTGTGCCACCTCTAATAAGATTTAATCCATCAATAACTTTGTTAATTGCGCTAATAATGAAATTCAATACTGGTGTTATTGCTCCAACTACTGCACCGAAAGCATCAATAATTGCTGATGCTGCTTTAGCACCAACATCGAGTAAGAAACCAAATACTTTTTGAACTATGGGAAATACCACAGTTCTTAGGAGTTCTGCAAACTCAGCAAAGTTTTCTCTGTTGCGTTCAACTGCATCTCTTACAACATTGAAAGCATCTTTGAATTTATTTATAACAGGAACGCCATAAACAATAATAAATTCGACAAGTCGCTCAATAATTGGTAGCAATGCTGTTCCAACAGCTTCTTTTGCTTCATTAAAACCATTCTTTAATACATCAATGCGACCTTGAAAGGTTTGCGCATTACGGGCAGCAGCACCGCCAAATAGATCAGACAATTTTGTTTGCAATTGTTCAAATGACAATGTTGCAAGTTCGGCTTTAGATAATCCAAGCCCAAGTCTGCCAAGTGAGGTTGTATTGCCATCCTGCGCTTTACCAAGAGCATTAGCAACTGTTTCTAAGTCTTTACCAGAGCCTTTACTTACATCTAAAGCAAGTGCTAGTAATTCCTGTGCTCTACCTGTGTCTTTAGTGCTTAATGCCAATCTTTGTAATGCTGGTCTAAGTTCATCATCTGCAACGCCTGTGGCTAAAGATGTTTTGCTTATATAATCCTCAGTAGCAGAAATCTGGGCATCGGTGGCACCTGTGGCAGCTCTTAAAGCACTTGCTAATCTAAGTTGCGCAGCCTCATCTTCAATGGCTGCTTTAACGCCATCTACGCCAAGTTTGACTGCGTAGGCAGCGGCAGCAGCAGCAGCGATGGCAAATGCAGCAGCAGCCTTTTTTCCAAACTCTGACATTTTGCTAGAGTTTTGCGCAACGGCAGAATCAGCATCGCCTAATTTCTTTTTTAAGTCATCAACATCGGCAAGGATTGATAACTTTAAGGTGCGACTATCGCTTGCCATTATACCCATTCCTTAATGATGCGACTAAAAGCCTCTTGCCATTTATTAATCAATTCAGGCTGAACTCTGCGAAGGGTCGGATAGATAAACCATCCACGCGAACCTCTGCCTTGCCTTCCTGAATATGCAGGAAACTGTTTGAACTTATTACTACCAAACTCAACACCACCCCATAGGGTTTGCGTTGTAGCACCACCTGAAAATTTCTGTCGTGCGAAACCATATCGGAACTCACCGATTTTGCTTGACTTTGAGATGCTAACTCCATCCGCAACTCTTTGCGCAACCTTGCCTGATTTTGTTCTGCCTCTAGCTGTAATCTTAATTTGTTCAGCTGCATAAGTCGCCAACGCAGAAGACTGAGTGCGTGCTTCTTCGGTCGCTTGTTCATCCATAAGTTTGAACGCTTTGTAAAGATCGCGGAGATCAGATTTGTTGTATGCAATGGTTTCACTTGCCATACCTCGCCTCCAATACTTCTATCGCTGTATAAATATCATCTGCATCAACCCATTCACTCATTGGTATATGTGTGGCTAATGCCAACTCAACCAATAATCTGTTTAGGCTTCCTGCTGGGTGGCTTTTGGGTTTGCATCACCGACTATTACATCGACAATCGTTTCCATCCAAGCATCATAAGGTTTAACAGGCTTTCCACCTGCTTCACGCTTATGGGCATGATATGCAAGAAACATCAAATCGGATATACCCATTTTGTCTTGGGCTTGCCCAATTGTGTTTCCTGTTTGCTTTTCCCATTTCGCCCACTCAGGCGGTTGGGCAATATATGTTGCTTGCTCGCCTGAGTTGTATTCAATTGTTATTGGTAACTTCATTTTGTTTGCTCCCGTTTTTTTCTTATAGTGTTTCGGTTACTGCACCCTTAGATACTTTGAAAGTAAATGTTGCAGTTTGTGCATCTGCGCCTGTTCCGCCAACTGGTGCTGGATAAGCTGGTAAGCAGTCGAATGCAAATGTATGACCTGTTTCAACTGTCATTGTAACTGTGAAAGTGCTGTCTGGTGCATTGTCTGCTGCTGCCCATAGAGCCTCACATACTGATGCAGTCTTGCCCCAGTCTGCTAAAAGTTCCATTGTGAATTCTGCTTCAACATTGGTTGTCTTGTAAGCCTCACCATCAAGTGTTTGGTAAGTTTGACGATCGATTGATTTTGTTAAAGTCGCTGATAGTGCTTGTGCATCAATGTCTGTTCCGAGTGAACCTGAAAAAGACAGCGATACATCGCGACCTGTAATAACTTTGGTTGCCATGATTACTCCTTAGATTGTTCTTGTGTAGTAGGTAGAAACTCGAACATCTGCAATTAGCAGCGTTGATGCTCCAACTGTTGTAACTGTTGGTCTTTCGACCGAGCTGACAATATATCCATTTGGAATTACTGCCAGAACACTTATAATCAATTGCTCGATATTGTCGAGCGATGCAGGATTGCTGTTATAAGCAACTGCAACTGATATTGTAAAATTAATTTTGGCTCTAATATTAGTTTTGCTAATTGTTTCAAATTCTAGGTATGGAGAATCAGGCACAACAACCACAGCTGGTGGAATAACTGTTTCAGGCACATAACCATAAACATTTCCTGCAACGCTTGAAAGTGCAGTTGCTAAGGGTGTGCGAACTTGCTCAAGAATAGTTTGGTTAGGCATTTATTGGCACATGCCTTCGGGATCTATGTAAGAACCTAAGAGGCCTACACATTTATTGTAAAGCGATCTCCCCATGCGAAACGGAGTTGCTGTAAAATCTACTCCTTCGATTTGTCCTCCGCCGGCAAGTCTTGCTTGGAAAACTTCGACTGAAACTGTATAGACGGCTGATTGAACAGCTGCATTTCCAACATAAGTTGATCCGCCAGAAAGGGCAGCAACTCCGGATGGGATGACATTAGCC